AGCTTGGCTTCGACGAGTTTCAGGTGGTTCTCAGCGACCAAGGACGCCGTGGCGTCCTCGGACGCTGCTCGGTTCCACAGGAGAATATCCTGTGGAACTGATTCGAGGTCATCGGCAAGACGGTTACGATCCACCGACAAGTTTGTTTGCTCAGACATTTCTGCCTCCTAAGTGAAAGTTTTCATTCCGACTGTGCTAGGTTCTACGCCGAGGCTCGAACCAAAGCAAGAATAAATCCGGGTTTGCGAGAAGAAAAAAACTGATTTTCAAACTCGCCCATAATCTTGACCACGGTTGGGACTGACTTTCCGTTCAGAAGCATCGCCGCACCGTAGGACATGATCGCACACCGAAGCCGCTCGATCTCCCCTTCGGGGAGATCTTTAACCGTGACTCCATGCTTAGGAAAGATAGACTTTCCAGCATAGAGGTCTTGGACCACCTTGAACACGTCAGGCTTGAGATCCTCAGGGTTGCTGAGGATCTCCGGCCAACGCTCCTTCGGAGCGTTGGCAACCTGCTCTAGCAGCACCAAGGCGAGCCTTGGGCTGCCATTGGCCGCCTGCGAGATCGTCGTGGCGATGCACTCGATTCCCTCGGCGGTTGACACTTTGTTGACCAAGGTGTTCAAGTCGGCGATGCTGACATCGCCGAGCTTGAAGTGGGTCAGCCGATTCTGCAACGGCTTTTCCAGCTTCTCGGGGTTGGTCGTGCAAAGGATGAAGTAGATATGGCCGGGGGTATCCTCGGCCATCTTGAGCATAGCTCTCTGACCCTGGGATGTGATTTGGTGGGCCTCGTCGATGATGTAGATGCGTCGGCCTCCGGAGAGGCCACGCATCTGCAATCGGCCCTCGATCTCGCGGATAGCGTCAACTCCGTTGTCGCTAGCCGCATTCTTCTCGATGATGTCGACGCCTGATGCTCCGAGTTCCCTGGCGAGAATTCTCGCCAAGGTCGTCTTTCCGGTCCCACTGGGACCGGAAAACAAAAGAGCATGGGGCAATGCTTGCTTCGCAAGCATTGCTCGTAGTTGCGATACGACAGCAGACTGACCGACAACTTCGTCCAGCGATGCTGGACGGTACTTTTGGTAAAGGCCCATTATCTCAAAAATCCTTTCATAATCTCAGTGATTCGGCGTTGGAATTGGGGGAGTGATCCGTCGTTCAAGACGATGCGATCAACAGCAAATTGCTGTTGTTCGCTTCGGTGGCTTGGCAAGGTGGCAACTTCCTCGGAGACTCGACCTTGAATCTCCCAGATCTCTCCACCTTCGGACTTAATATGTTCAACTTCCTCGGGGAAACGAACGTCACGGAAGGCATACCTGGGTAGGCCCCTGGCTCTCGTTCTTTGTTTGGCGATGTTGACCCAGCACCACGGGCCGAAGATGTCCCTGCCATTCTCCGTACCGATGGTACGGAGCATTTGCCGAACGGCGGGATACCGCCGTTTGGTCGTGTCCCATCCGTCCTTGTCAACGAGGGTTTGCAGGTAGACGCACCGGTGGTGAGCGATCAGCACCGGTGGGTTGAGTCGGTAGAGGCTTTCGTATACGGGATCGGAGAATCCGATGATCCCGTATCCGAAGTGGAAGGCTAGCCAAGTGGCTGCGGTATCCTTACCGGAGCCAATTGCCCCCCGCAATCCGATAATTGGAGGTAATTTGTCTAGCCTGCCTTGTGGTAGGTTTTCTTGCTCGCCCATGAATCTTCTCCTACTTCTACTTCGGTTTTGAGGTCAACGATAATCCAAGGCCACTGTGTTCGTATCCACTTTGTCATTACCTCGTTTGCCATCTCGATGTAATCGTCGAGTTCCTCTCGGGGAACCTCGGCGATCAGCGAGTCGTGGATCTGGCAGAACAGGCGGCTACGCATCTTCCTTTGGAAGATGCGTTTTGTCAACTCTATGATGCTTTTTAGCAGACAGTGAAAGGCTGCGCCTTGCACTGGACTGTTGATAACTTCGTTACGCTTGAAGATCCCCCAGACGCGAAACCCGGTGAGCGTGTGGAAGTGGCCGTTGCGTAGGTACTCTTGGAACCAGTCAGTTCGCCATTGCTTGTAAACTGAAAACCGCTTGTTCCAGAAATGGTTGAACATGCTGTCGATATGCAACATGAACGAGTCGGAGGTCATAGCCTTTTCGTGGCCGAGGGTCTTGATGCCCCTCTCCGATAGGTGTTGCAAAAGCGGCTTGCCGCTTTGCATCGTATGGGATTCGGCGAATCGCCAAAGGTTTTTGGCGATGCTGCCGGGGGCATCCCCATAGAACGCAGCGAACGTCCAAAATCCCTTAATTGCTTGGCGAATCGGCTTCTCTACGGCATCGAGCTTGAAGCATTCAAGCGTCGACTCCTTGTGGAGATCGTCGCCAGATTGAAGGATGTCAAGCATCGTCGGGTCGCGGTGGTAGCAAGCGGCTACGAACACTTCCAACTGAGCGTAGTCGATCTCCACGATCACGTTGTTCGGGTCGCTCGGCTTGATGATCCCCCGTAGAGTCTTACCAACGTCAGGGTCGCGGATTGGTAGATTTTGCAAGTTCGGAGAATCCGAACTTGACCGGTACGTGGTGACCGTATGTAAATTGAAAAAAGCGTGAACTCTGCCTTTGCAGAGTTCACGCTTAAATGGCATCAAGTACGTCCCCTTGAGCTTCGCTAGTTTCTGCGTTCGCTGAAACAGCTTCGCATAGGGAGTATTGATTTCTTGTAGGGCTTCGTCATCCAGAGACAGTTTACCTGTCTCTGGATTCATAAGGCCGCCTGGAAAACCCATGACGATGTAGAGGATGTGGGCTAGTTGCTCTCGGGAGCCGATTTTGGTCTTGGCTCCGAACCGCTTTCGCTGTTCCTCGTACTCGGTCATCGACCGCAGTTCCGCTTCCATCTCCTTGATGCGATTGCCGACATCGGCAATCGCAGCGTCGAGTCGTTCTTCGCACACGGGCATCCCTACGCTTTCCATCCTGGAAAGCGCGAGGGAGCCTTCGTGCATAAGGGCGTAGGCTTGCGGACTTGCGGGTTTCATTAGCGACGACGCCCCAATCGGTCGTAGACGACGACCTTGCCAGCGGTCTTGACGACCTTGGCAACAGGTCGGCCAACTCGGTCGTAGACTTGCAAACAAGTCCCACCGACGCACGTTGCGACCCTCGCTACGGGGCGGCCCAAACGGTCAACGACCGTTTGGGTGTCGCCTGCGAACGCAGCACACCCTGAACACAATGCGGCGACGATCATCACCGCAAAAATTGTTGGTTTCCGCATCATCGGAATACCCTCTTTCTATTTTTAACCCAGAAACAGCACCGAACCCACGTTGGGTTCGGTGCGAGAGGATCGAGTCGGAATCAAACCGACGTTGTTCAGCATCGTGAGCTACAGTTGCGGTGTGCCGCATACCGTTTTACGGGCCACGAACCCCAACTCACTACCGATCCATAAAAAACCAGCCTCACAAACACCTGTTTATCTGGTCTTGCCATTTTTCACCATTCGCCTTTCTTGCGGGGTGTTCCGCAAAATCAAAAGGATCGGGCAGGATTGGCTACCTGCTTACGGCGTCTGGGATGCGTTCGTTTGCCCCAATTCTCTGCCGAGTCTCTACGTTTCCGCTTCTCTTGCCGATGCCGCTTATTTCAAATCGTGGTTATCGCCACGCCGCCGATCCAGTTCCCTGTGAAGGCTTCGATCTGTGCCCTCCGGTTGCCACACGGTACAAGACTAGATCTGAGATGAGGTTGTTTGGTAAAGGATCGGGCAGGTGATTCTCCTGCCAAGTCGCTTATGGGCGAAGCCTCTGGTAGCGTTGTCGCGATCAACACCCCCGCAATCTTTAGGATTGCCGCCGACCCTGTGCAACTGATAGACCGTTGCCGCCTCGCCGGTTTGGCCTCCGGCATCGGCTCTGATTGTGATTAAATCTTCATGGTGATTTCCTTTATTCTAGGAGGTCGCAAGATTCCTCACAACGATCTTTGTTTGGGGCTAGCTCGGTGTCGGGTACTCTCTTACCGACTCGTCTGCTTGCGTCTTGTTCGTACCAAGGTCACCCCGATGCCCCTATTCTACGTCCGGTGACCGCCTAAAGGCGGTCACCTTGACCAATTTTCCGGTATTTTGTTCCAGAATAGGCAGATTCCCTGCTAATTCGCAGGGAATCCATTCAGCAGGCATGTAGCCCGAGCCGATACCTGTCGAAATGGCGTATGCCATTTCGACAGGGTTTGCCAAGTTTGCAACCTGTTCCTCGGAGTACGATTCCCAGCCCAACCAATCCCCTGCCATGATTCTGTTCGGATCTGATCCGAACAGAACCACAGGCAATTCTTGGATGACTTCCCCCTCAGCGTTGGGACTGGCCGAGACGAATACGTCGTACCCAGGCTTGGCTCGCGTAGCGAGCCAATCGCTGAAACTGTCATAGCAGACCACCTTGGTGATCTGGTACTTGTCGGACAGAAGCTCGCTCAAATTTGGGGTGACGATGCTCAGCCATCGCTCCGCATGGACGGCCACCTGTGGCCGGACCTTGTGGGCGTTGCCTAGTTTCTTCATTTCTCGCAGGAGCTTGCGGTGAGCCGCAAGCACCTTCTTGGCGTGCTTGTACAAGACCATGCCGTCAGGCGTGGGCTTGCGGCAGGAGTCGAACAACTTGACCTGCAAGATGGATTCCATCTTGCGGTTGCTGTTGGGGATGATCGCGGTGTTGCCCATCTTGAGCTTCTTGCTGGCTGCTTGGGCACTGCCCAATTCCACGCATAGAACGAACCAGCGAAGGGCTTCGAGCTTCGGTTCGACCACTTGGTCGATTGGGTAGCGACGGGAGGAGCTAGTCATTGGGCCAACACGAAATCAGGCTAGGTCTGCCAACTCGGGTACAACCGGCCACGGCGACGTAGGCCGGTTTGTCTTGCATGAACTCCGCTTCGCGGAGTGCGACGTAATTGTAGCGGCAGATGTTCTGCCGCCTCTCGGATTCGGTCATGTTCAGGCCGATCATCGCGGTGACGTGCGCCACCTTGGTCTTGGAGTCTGAGAAGTTGCCTTTGTTGAGCAACCACGCTGTCTGCCCTTCCTTGTTTGACTGCGAGGCAGTCAAAACAAGGCATCGCATTTGAGTGGACAAAGCGCGAAGCTCGCGCCATGTGTGGTCGATCTGCTCGATCTTCTCTCGGAGCCCTATCGGGGCTCCGAGGATGTCAGCATAGTCGATGACGATGACCTCGGGAACCCAACCTTCGTCTGCCCACCGGGTGACTTGGTTGGCAATGTCCTTGGCCGTGATCGTACCTGCGGCGTGCGTCAAGAGCCTAAATCGCTTTGGATCGACCCCAGCCGTCGAGGAGAACGCCTTGACGGCGTCCTCCTTCGTAATCGGGGGAGCCGATTTCGGCTCCCTTACGATCTTCGGCTCTTTGTTCTCATAGGCCAGTTCTGTAGGGATCATAAAGCGACCGCCTTTTAGCGGTCGCTTACAGAGCCTTGGGAGTAGTCGCTGGATGACCTGATCTTGGCTCATGTCCCCGCAGGAGAAGAACGCAGTTCTTCTCCCTTGGGCCACCGCTCGCCACGCAAAGTCCATCAGGACTGTGGTTTTCCCAGTCTTTTCGGGGGCCAGCAAGGATACGAACGAATCGGCGGACATGACATCTCCAAAAAATTCCCCGAGCGCGCCGGGGAATTCGATCAGGGGTTTCTTGGTGGACTGGTCGAACGCTCGTTCGACCACGGACAGGTCGGCCAATGGGAATACTCCAGATTCCTCTTGGCCGATCTTCGGTCGTTTCCACTGGGCCTGAATGTTCAGGGCGTCCTCAACCTTGCCGGTTTCGGCAAGGTTGGTCAGCGCATTGCCGAGACGCTTGATGCTGTTGCGCTGGACGATGTTGCGGATCAGGTCGACGGCGTAGTCGGGAGTCATGTCCGACGTTGCAGGCAGACTGGCTAGCCAGTCTGCCATCGTGTCCACAATCGTCGAATCGGCGATGTCCTTCCACGTATCGAACTTGGCGGTGATGCCCCCGATTCCGGGGGCTTCGCCGTACTTGACGAAGTAGTCAACACACCAGCGAGCAAGTATGTTGGCATACTTGCTCGCGAAGGATTCGGTGTCCCAAGCGGCGGAAACCGCCGCGAGGACTTCGGTGGAGTGGACGAGCGCGCACACTGCGTGCCGCTCGTCGCTGCCGTCGTGTCTGACTACTTTCATCGCCACGCCTTTCTTAGCAATTTGCCTATGGAACGTCTGTGACGATTGGGCCTGGGTGAAGATAAACTAACACCCCGCATGAAATCACCGTAATCACAAACACTGTCGCCGCTTCACGGACCGCCGATTCTGTCGGCGTGATTGCGTAGGTAATAATCGCTACTAACCCAGCGTAGGCAACCACGCCGATAGCGTTTAGAACAAATCTCATACCATGCCCCTTATGCGTCCGAGTTCTTGCCATAGATGCGCATGCAACTCCCTCTCCGAAATAATGCCGTCTTCGATCATTGCGCCCAAAACGGAAAGCCTGCCGATTTCCTGAACGCCGTCACGATCACGCATCGTAAATCTAAAAACAAAGTACGCTTTAGATTCGTCTTTGCTTAAGTCGCAGATTTCACGAGGGTGCAAAAAAATGCGTATCCTTTGCGCCGCAACAAAGCAAATCCGTTCGGCGTTAAACTTGGTTTCGCTGCTCATGGCTACCCCGTAAATTCAATGGTGTCGAGGGCGGCTTCAATCTTGAAGCCGCTTTCGGTGATTTCGAGCCAGCACCCGTTAGGGTGCTGGATTCGGTCGCCTACCTTAGCTCGGGGGCCTTCCCAAACGAAGGAGCAGGTGAAGGACACTTCACCTGCTTTGGCCTTGTCTACGAATTTTCGAAAGTCCCCATCAGCTTGTGATATCTTGAGTCCCTTGAGTTCGGTAGGGTCGTATGATCGCATGGGTACAGGAACTCGGCGGATGCCCTTGCTGCGGAGCGGCAAGGGGAAATCATAGGTCGGAGACTCGCTGATGATCGGCGGATCTTTGGCCTTGTCTACGAATTTGCGAAAGTCAACAGGATCGTGTGTTCCCTTAGGAACACGACAGAGATCCTGCGCATATTGGAATTCTTCGTCGGTTGGCTCCCAATCGCCTGCTGGATCTTCCACCGGCTCGATGCGTCGGCGATACCAGACGCCAAAAACTTGATGCCCTCCCCCGTTTGCGTTCTCTGACTCGGACCATTGTTTATCGTCCCACAAATCCCAAGCCTCATCGCCCGGCTTCAATTCCTCATCGGGAAACTTCCCAAGCAACACCCACCCCGGCCCAGGATCGGGCCTGTTGGCGTGCCAGGAGGGCTCGCGGTAGACTTGGCATTGCGCCCAGGACGAGCCGTTAGAATCAATCCATTTGAATTCGCTGCATTCACACCATCCCGAAAGAGGATGCGACCACCAATCGTATTTGTCGAAATCCCTGAACCTCGCCTCTACCGTCTCCCCTGCCATCACCCGCGCAACATCGTCAGCCGTTGCGTTTTCCCAAAAATCTTCGATTCTTTCGTTACTCATTATTCTAGCCCCGCAAATTTTCTGAGTTCCTGAACTTCCTCTGGACTTGCCGACCCAGGGTCGTCTGCGTCCAGAGTTACTTGCAGTGTTTCCCCTGGAAACACTGCTAAATCGCCAGCGAGTCGCGAAGCGACTCGCTGTGCGTCCGACGAATTGTCGAAGCAGATTATCCTACGAGGATAACCTGCCATCAGTCTAACCTGCTCTTGCGTGTACGCAAGACCGAAGGTGCAAACGGCTCCATCTCCGATGTTCGCCATGTCGAAAAACCCTTCTACCACAATGATCGTGTTGGTACAAGTTTCTGCTCCGAAAAGTATGTCCTTTTCGGACATACTTTTCTGGCTGTCGGCAGCGGTCTTGTACCGCTGTCCGTCTACGGCTTCTAGGAATCGGATAGTCCAGGAAATAGGCTCGCCCCGAAACGTAATCGGAATGAAAATTCCCTTGGGAAGTCCCGAGAATCTGCCGGTCGAAAGCAGGGAGTATCGGTCTTTAATTCGATCAGCGTCCAACCCCCGGTTGAGCAAATACGCTCGATCTCGTTGATTAAGGGCGACAAGGTTCGGAGGGGGGACGTATCGCCCATAGCGAGGATGGCCGATGTCAATTCTTGGTGTAGCGAAGGCTCGGAGATGTTTGAGGGCATCTAGGTTTTCCTTGGTCAGAATGCGAAGTGTGTGGAGAACGTCTTTCTTCCCACACTTGTAGCAGTTTGCGCGAGAGAAATCGTTTTTGATCCCCAAGTGGTTCTTCTGCCCGTGGCAGAAGGGACACTTGGTGTTGGTCCAGCCCAGACGATAGTGCGTATCGTCTGGGCCTGCGACCGATATGTTATGCCTTTGGAGCAGATCCGTGGGTGTCATTTGGTTCCGGCCATGTTTGTTTTAGTAACCCGCCCCCGTATACCAAATGCCAATAGTACGCTCGAAGGTCACCTTGTAAGTACGATTGATTGGTAACCACAATTCGCACATTGCATGTATCACACCTAAAACACGGGCAAGAGTCCGCAGGACTCGTTGCTGTCAGAGGATTCCCACAGAAACTACACATTGGTCTTTTCATTGTACTCGTTCATCAGTCGGACGAAGGGTAACGATTCACCCTGACTCTTAGCAATTCCATGCAGGAATTGCTGAAACTTCGGGTGGTTGACCTCGAACTTGCGGAACTTCGGCGAGAAGGTTCCGCAGATTCGCTCGAACCACAGGAACGCGAACTCACTTGCCGGTGGCAAGTGAGTTACCAGCGTCTCAGCCACCCCCGTCTTTTGTTTCAAGTATGAAACAAAAGCGGTGTAGGTGTCCATGCAATGCTGGATGTACTCAAGGCCGATTGTGTTCTCCAAGCGGCCCAAGACTTCTTGGGCCGCCTCGGTGGTCGGGTAGTCGTCCAGCGCATTCTTTTGCCGAGACAGCAATTCCTTGAACGAATGCCTGAACAAAGCACTGGTGATGTTCTTGACGGACTCTGGCTGCTTTCGTAGCCACGTCAACATCTTGTCGATGTCGGCGTAACTGTGCGCCTTGAGCAGCTCGTTGAAGTCCCTCAACGAGCTGCTCTGGCCCCCGCTAACCTTGATATGCTTCCGGCGAAGCCGGACAGCGGGAGACTCGGTTTTCGGTTGATCGGGTTCAGGAATCAGTGGCATGGTTCGCAGGTGGGTGAAGGTTTCCTTTGTCGTCGCGAGTCCATCCGTTGAGGATTTTCTCGATGTGTTCTCGGGTGGTTTCGGGATGGTTGTTGTCCCATGCGTCTTGTAGATCGACTTCGTATTTCCGTCCCGGATAAAGCTCCGTCTCGTCTGGTTTAGCGCACTGGACCCGCACAACCATACCGCAAATATCAATTCGCACAGACCACGGGGTGACATGGAGCCACGTAGGGCTATACCACGGTTGTAGTTTGGCTATGATCGCATCGGCGATCTGGCCGCTTGGGGATACTTTGCTTTTGGTCCTACCCATTTTGAGCTTCCAGTTGTTTGAGTTTCGGTTGTAGTTGTTCCAACGAAGATCGCAGTTTCCTGCGATCTTCGATTTCCTGTTTCCTAGCTTTCTTGAGGCGTTGCACCGGTACAAAGAGCTTTTGGCCTTCGTCCAAAGCTCTTTGCAGTACCACCGCCATAAGATCCTCGACTGTGCAATCCAGTTGGATTGCCAGCGTCTTGATGCCCGTGACCAACTGCTCGGGCAGTCGGTTCACGGTCAAAGCCCTAGTGCTTAGTTTTGTGGGGTCGCTTGCCACTGAGTAGTCCTCCTGTTTCTGATAAAAGTAAATCCAACACAGGCATCGTCGCGGCCTGTCGGCCATCGACGATGCTGTTCGCAACCTGCTGCTTGGTTTGAATCGCCTTGCAGATACGTTCTTCGACCGTATCTGGCACGACAAGGTAGTAAATGTCGCAGGTTTCCTTCTGGCCGATTCGGTGAACGCGATCTGCCCCTTGGGCCATCACCGCAGGTGTCCACCACATCTCGGCGTTGGCAATCGTGCTTGCCGCTGTAAGCGTCAAGCCGACCCCCGCTGCCTTGATATTCCCAACCAGCAGTCTGCATTGTGGATCGGTCTGGAACCGATCCACAATGCCCTGTCGTTTCTTCGTCGGAGTCGAGCCGTCGATGACGACGACGTTTTCCTCCGGCAAGATTCTACGCTTGAGAACGTCCACCATTTGCGTATGCACCGCAAAAAGGATCAACTTCTCTTTAGGGTTGTCACGGAAGAACTTCCGTGACCAATCCACCACAGCGCGAGCCTTGAGTCGGCTCGTAAGCCTGAGCAGAATGCCGAGCCGTGTGACGGCTTCGGCTTTCTGCGCGCTGGTGACGCTCCCGTACTTGCTGTTCTGAGCCAGCCATCCCATGAAGTCGGCCTCAGCGGCGTCGAGGTCGCTTCGGTCGTCCAAGTGCAACGGGACGACGATCATCTTCTTCTCGGGGAGGTCGAGTACGTCCTCCTTGAGCCGCCTGAGCATAAACGGCTTGATCTTCTCATGGAGTTCCCCCAAGTTGGTCGCGCCCTTGTATTCCCATCCCCAATGCGTCTTACGAGGCTCGCAGTAGCGAGTCGCGTAAGCCTGCCAAGCGGGGAACAGTTCCGGTCTGATGATGTTCAAAATCGGCCAGAAGTCGGCAGGCCGGTTCATCACCGGCGTGCCTGACATTCCGATCACCTTGGTCGTCAGACGGCTAAGGTACTTAGCCGCCTTGGTCCGCTTGCTGGCTCGGTTGCTGAGGTTGTGTACTTCGTCGAAGGCTATACACTTCCACTGGTAGCGGCCAAGCAATGGCCGCTGGTCGTAGAGGATGTCGTAGTTGACGATCACCGCCTTTGGTAGTTCGTCGGGCAAAGTCGCAAGCGACTTGCCCTCGACGACCAGCGAGTCGGCATCAGCCCACATCTTGAGTTCGCGCTGCCAGTTTCCCTTTAGGGAAGCTGGGCAGACGATCAGTAGGGGCCAGAGACTTTGGCGAGCAGCCAAAGTCGCGACTTGTGCGGTCTTTCCTAGACCTTGCTCGTCTGCGAGCAAGATCCCGCCGTGGACTTTCGCCATAAAGTCCACGCCTTGTTCTTGGTATGGGAACAGCTTGTGCTTGGTAGCCATCTATTCCTCGAACACTTCGGCGGCGAACCACTCAATGAGCTTCGCAGTCGCATAGGCTGCGAGGCAAATTCCGCAGGTGGAGGCTACGCAGTAGCCGACTTCACTCCAATCGATCATCCTCGCACTCCTTGAGCTAGTCCAGCTTCTTTGGGTTTCGCAAGTTCTTCTCGGAGGACGCAAACGTCCTCCGGGGCTTCAATTTTGACTCGGACTCGCTTTCCGCGAACGACAACAATCGTGACTCGAATGTCGTCGCCAATTATTATGGATTCGTTGGGGTGTCGAGTAAGGGACAGAGCAGGCATTTTTAACCTCAATGATTTCGTATAGAACAGGTTTAGGGGAACTGCATCCTGCTGCGACAAGCAGCAGGATGGGTAGGTATCGAAGCATGGTTCGACTATCTGGCTTTCGGCGGCGGGGGTGATGTTGGCGGGTGGTCTAAGTCGTAGACCATCTTGTCGATCATGTCGGCTAGTTGGTCTAGGTAGCGATCTGCCGTTTTACTGTGCCCCACAGTCTGAAAGTATCGCCAACTAAGGGCGGTACTCACAATATCTTCGGCTAGGGGGTGATCGTACCTTGGCTTTGGGGGCGGCGGTGTTGGTTCTTTTGTTGGCATGTTCACGCTCCCTCCAAAACAGAATCGAACGCCTCGGCGATTCGATTCTTGCCCCAACCCGCTTCGACAAGAGCGTTTTCAACGCTCTTGCGAATCGTCTTGTGTTTCTTGCCGCTCGCGGCAAGATCCAGAGCAAGTCGAACCACCACCGACGAATCGTCGTCGGAGCTTCCTTCGGGACAAGCCGCCGTGTTCCCACAAACCTCGTCAGAATTGCTCTTGACACAGGCTCGGACTTTGCGGGACCGCAAAGTCGTGATGATCTGGCGGCTCACCACCATGTAGATGTACGTTTGGAGTTTGGCCTTTTCGGGGTCGAATCGTGAAATTCTCTCGGAAACAGCCAAATATCCATCAGAAATCGCATCGTCGATGTCCACGTTGTACTTCCGGGCGATGGTGATGGCGAAAACTTTGGCAAGGTGGTAAGCATCGGTATAATCAGGCATAGTAACCTCCTGGGGAATGAAACAACTGTTCAAGTAGCTTATCGTCTTGTTGCCTTGTTGCAATGACAACTTCCCAGAATTCAGATCAAAATGCCAAAAATAAACAAAAATTGCAACCTCGGCGACGTAGTTCGAGTGGTCTTTGACGACCACGCCGTGGGCGAGCAACACATTGTTTTTGAGGTTTTTGGTCGGGTTTTGCGGAAGGACAGGCGATCACTTGTGATCGCCTGTTGGAAATACGCTGACTCGGATGAACACGAACAAGACGCAAACGTGACGGCATATACGATTCTCCGCGCAGCGGTGAAGTCAATCGAAGTCCTAACCCCCAAAGAACCATGCCAATCCCCCACCGTAAGATCGAAGATGACGGCAAGCAACTCCCCCCGAAAGCGTGCAAGTTCTGCTCCTGGGCATCCGGCGGTGGCAAGCACCGCGAATGCCGATACAGTCCTCCCCGAGCCACCGGATTCCCCAAGGTCCGACACGACGACTGGTGTTCCAAGTACGAACCCAACGACCACCTGATCGATGCGGAAATCCTTCGGAAATCCGCAGAGACAGCCAAGAAACTCGCCATCGAGAAAGCTCTCAACCCTAAATGATCCTCGACTACTCGATCTACGTCACCGCCGATGGCGGTGACTGGGCCTCGAACACTTACCCTGACGAAAAGAAATGGGTGGTGGAACTGCAAGGGTCTTGCAGGTCCGCCAACCGTAGGAAAGCCTTGGTCGTCGGGGCGACGGCGGCCTTGGCCGACCTCGACCGAAAATGCAATGTTCGTCTGCTTATTGACGACAATCTTTTGGTAGATACAATTTCCGAGATAGCTCTTGGGCTGAGTCCACAAGCCGCAGCGGGTATTGGGGATTCGGCCCTTGAGCGTTTATTGGAGCAAATGAATCGGCACACACTGGTGTTGTGCTACTGGCCGGAAGATAGCAGGGCCAAGGCCCTGCGCAGACGATTATAGGGCAATCCGATGATCTACACGGTTCAAAATACTAGCAAGATCGGAAAGCCGGTCGACTACATTCTCGATGCTGATGGGAACCAAATCGATGGTCAATCAGTAGCGTGCGACACAGAAACCGGCGAAGTCACCCAGCACGTCTTGGATGAAGCTGGCGTCCCTGTAGTCGACCCCACAGGAACGGCTGTGATGACCGTCACTCGACACTTCAAACCACCGCTCAAAGTGGTGTTTCGCCAAATTGCTGGTTGCCAAGCGACTTAACAACCTGCCCCTCGACGGTCTGCCGATCTTCGATCAGCAACCCGTCCATATCAAGCATCCCAGCCTGCTTGCACGCAAGCAGGATCTTCGATTTTGTCTCCGGGTCCAAGTCCAACTTGGACACGTCGATGTGGGCGTGGATGTGGCTCACCTGCCCGGTGACCTCGATCTTCTGGCCGTACTGCTCGCGGTTCAGCCTTTCGTTGGCAAAGATGATCGCCTTGGCGTTCCCATCTTCGACCAGATCCATCAACTTCGACTCGACGAAGTTGCGTTTCTGGAAGTAGACTTCTTCCCACAGCTTCGCAAACCGAGGATCGTCTTTGGCCCACTTGTCAAGCTGGGCCTTCGAGATGTCGAGCATTTTGCAGCAGGCGTTCAGATCGAAGCGAGTCACGCTCAGGGCGTGGACGAGCAACCGCTGTTTGTCGAAGTCCCCTCGCGTTGCGAGGTTGTACATGACTGCCTCGCGGTCAGACTTGTCCTCAGACAACTCCTCCCAAAGCTCGCGTAGCTCCGGCGGGAGCGAGTTCCCGACGTGCCGAGCAATCAGGCCGTTTCCGCCTCTGCTGTCGGCTCCGGCCTTCCTAGCGGCCAGGATGGCCCGATAGAAGGCCGGTTCGCTTTGCTTCCACTCTTTGAGCTTGCCCTCGGTGATACCGAGGGCAGCGGCCAACTCGGGATCACTGGTTGTGGTCAGCGCAAAAGAAAACGCCTGCCAGATGCGGTCAGGCGTAAACACGTTGGGGTTGGTTTCGGCTTCGGTGGTCATGCCTTAATCCTAGCGAGAATCGCTAGGATTGGCAAGAATTACCTGTGAATCCGAGCGTAAACGCATACGCATCCGTCTTGGTCCACAGGTAGCATACAGCCGCCTCGGGTAGCGAATCTTAGGAGTGTTCGTTCGATGAACGAACCGGTTCGTTCATCCAAGAACTCCACCAACTTACCCTCGTCGCCGGTGTCGACTTGGCGGTAGCGAGCCTGCGAAGCAGGCTCGGTGGCCTTGATTCGGCATTGTTCCCATGCGAAATTGTTACACGAATAAGGAAACCCCGATCCGAAATCAATACTTCGCAGAGTGGCTGTTGTCCATCCTTCTTTCTCACAATCGCGTACTTCACACCAGATTGGCCCGTTCTTGAGATCTTCGACGGTTGGCGTTCGCCAACCGGTCGAAGTCTGTTCGAGATTATCTGACACCGGTGCAGAATCAGCAATCGCAACACCAACAACCCCGTTTGCGTCAATCATGCTATTGAGCTTGACCGACACTTTGTGTTCTTTTTCCTGTTCGGGTTTCGGAGACTTGTCGACGACTTTGACGTGCCACTCAAAAGAAACACTAGCGTTTGGACTGTTTCTTTCGTATGGCCGCTTGGTTGCGTATTCCATGCCGGTTGTGTTGCGTTTGTTGTTAGGATTGTGTTTCATGCCCACCAGAATACCCTTCCAAGGTTGTTGGTTTCCCCAGTCCGGGTAGATCATGCACTCAATCGGCCCGTTGTCGAGATCCGAAAACTTCGGATCTCGAAGAACCTGCGTCTTGATTTCGCATTGTGTCCAAAGGAACTTGCCCTTCCCTGATATGTCACCCTCGAAGTACCCCATACTATCTGGCTTGCGGGGTCCGAATCCTACGAGATATTGCTCTCGCCACGTTTGATGGTCGAAGTCTCGGAAGCGAGCCTCTTGAGGCTCGCCGCCGTCGATCAAGTCAATCAAATCTTGCCGGGTGGCGGGACGCCACCCGGTGACGGTCGCATTTTCAATGCTCATAATTTTGCCCTTGGTTAAAGATGGAAACTACCTGCCTCGGTTCTACGCTCGGCGTAGAACCATTTCCAAAATAATCTAGCCCATTGACATGCGATAGGGGTCTGGTTACAATTTACGGCATCTCGTAGGGCCAACTCGGTCGCTAGATGGGTTCGCTGGCCTGATTCCTTAGGGAATTGCAGGGCCACTGCTAAACAGGGAGCAAGTAAGCGTGATGCCGAAAGCCTCGGAATGCCTGTGTACGATAAGCGATCTACGGGAGAGAAACGTGACCGAAGGGCGTTGCAACGCCCTTCGGTCTTTTCGCGTTTCGCAACAAAAACACGTTTCTTTCTCGTAGATAAACGACGAGCTATTCGTAACAAAACTCAATACGCTGGCCCCCACTACGGAGGGCAGGCTACTCCACCGAACAGGCGGTGGTAGGTAAACTTCGGTACGGCGAAAGGGGCACTGCCTACTAGGCAGTTCCACGCAACGGGTGGGTGGTCGATCCCACAATAAGAACAACGCCGTGGTCACTCTCTGATTCCAGATAAACCAAAAGCTCTGCCGGTGGCTCCCAAACACCGGAAGAAACCGTACCGAGAGCCATAAGTAACCAGCGTCCCCCTAGCGGGGAACTTGATTTCCTTCTGTATGGTGGGGAATCAGGAGGGATGTTCGTTTGGCTTTTTCCGAACTTGGCAGGAAGTTTTCCTGCCGCTCGAAGTCGGCTACAATGGTGGGCAGTCTTGCCCACCACTCTTACCTAGAAAGCCAAAAATGGCTAAGCCTGAGCCGGTCGTAGATCCTAGTCCTCGTCGAAAGTTCAACGCGAGTCAGGAATCGGGTATGAAACTCTTGCAGGAATTCCCGATAGTGGCCCTAGTCGGCCCGGCGGGTTCGGGCAAGACGCATCTTGCCCTCGAATACGCCGGGTGGGCGATTCGCAGGCAGAGGGCCGAACGAGTCTTTTTCGTTCGGTCCCCGGTCGAGATGGGTCGCAGTTCGCTGGGGTTCATCCCCGGCGAACCGCACGAAAAGATGGCCCCCTACGTTGCGCACGCCAAGGAAATCGCCAAGTCGATTGGCATCAGCGAACACGCGCTGAGCGTCGTTCCGCTGTGCTACGTCCAAGGGCGGACTTTCACTGATGCTGTGGTGATTGTGGACGAGTGCCAAGTCCTCGACTTGGACGAGTTCAGAGCCATCGTCACTAGGCTTGGCAAAGGATCTTCGATGATTTTTTGCGGAGATCCGGCTCAGGATACTAGACACCGTGGGCAATTCCGAGTATTTTTAGACAAGATCGAGGGCTTGTCGTGCGTTGCGGTTCAGCAGTTTTCAACTGCTGACAACATGCGACACCCTGCGATTGTTGAAATACTCAATGCTTTGGAGGATGCCTGATGGTCAATTTTCTGTACGCCACACTCGGTGCTATTTTGCTGGTCGGACTGGCCGGTTGCATGTACATCGAGCTTGATTCTCGATCTCGGAGACTCGACACCCTCACCAAGGAGTTCGAGATCCGCATCGCGGAACTCGAAGTCCGGGTAGGTGAGGGCGAAGTGCGAAGCACTTCGGTCATTGGGTTCCATTTTTCTGGTTGTGATGAAACAGGAAACGACGAATGACCCTCACCGAAGCCGACATTCGAGCTTTGCGAGAAGCGTTACAGCAATGCTTGACTCACATAGAAGCGGACGAAACCACACACGGACGAAAGTTCGGCGCGGGCAATGTCGCGAGAGCCGCTCTCAGTCGCACTGAGCAGGCAGGACGAGTAGGCGAAGGCGAAGTGCGAAGCACTTCGACGGGTGTGGAATGACCCCCACCGAAGCCAACACAAGCGACATCAAAGCTCTGTACATCATTGGGACTGTTCTGTGGGCAGTTTTGACTGCCTTTGGCATCT